ATGGCATATAAAGTAAAGTACAGCGAAGGGAAACCACTTAATGCAAATCCGAATTTTTTGGCAATAGAAGGAAAATGGGAAAAGATATTTAAAAAATTGCCACGTAGGTTTTTAATGATTGTGTATGGCGAAAGTGCAAGCGGTAAAACTGAATTCGTACATCAATTTAGCCAGCATCTGAAAAAATTTGGGAGAGGAGCATGGATCAGTTATGAGCAGGGGCATGGGGAGGATCTTGATGACGCTATAAGAAGGAATGAGATTAAAGGAGGGCAAAAGATTGCATACGTACATCCTCAAAGGGATAAAGAACAGACCTTGTTTGATGGGTTAATAAATTTTTTGAGTAATAGAAAAAGCCCTGAATTCATCTACATAGATAGTGTTGATAAACTAAGATTAACTGTAGAGCAATGGGATATTCTGCTTGAAAAATTTGGGAAGAAAAAAAGCTTTGTGTTTATCAGCCATGAGAAGAATGGGGAGCCAGCAACGAGGGCTGCAATAGAGATAAAATATGAAGCTATGTATTGGGCGCGTATAAGACTAAAGGTGGCACATTTTGTAAAAAACAGATTTGGTAATGAATGTATATATGTAATACATGAAGAAGGAGCAAGGGGTTACTGGCAAAACAAAAAATATTTTGACAAAGTAGATGGAATTGAAGAGAAAAAAGAGGGCGCAAGGAATAACTGTAACATGGAAATTATTATTAATTAACCATATAAACAGTGATAAATGAAAGCAGAAATGACAGGTGCTCAACTTATAAAAAAATATAAAAAAAATCTATCCAAGGGTAGCGAAAAAAGAAGGATAGAGTACTATATGGCTATTGTATGTAATCAAGATAAATACACTAATACCTACCAGCAATTTTCCAAAAAATGTAAAAGCTTTAAAAGGGAATGGGTAAAAGCGAAATCTTGGCATAAGATAGAATCATTGCCGGAGCTAACAAATGAGAAGGAAAAATTAATGGCACTAATGATGAAATATAAATATAGAAGCGAATGGGATACTCCTGCATTGGAGCATTGGAAAATTGTAATCGAATAAAATACTAACTGTATGAAATATCTTGAAAATAACCGAATAGGAATTGAATATAATGATTTAGTGCCTGAAATTATGTCTTTACATAGCTATAAACATTATCAAAGAACAAATCAGCTTTCTACTGATTGCGTGGGAGGTAATGGGCGCGAAGTGCATATTTATTTTGATTCGCTGCCTGTTAAGTATCAGGGATTAATAAAGGCTAAGTATGTGGATTTGCATGAGCATATTGCTCAACAGCCGATTTTACAATGGCTAAAGGATATGCCGGATTATAAGGCAAGAAATTTTTATGCAACGCATTTGCTGGCAGACGGCACCACCTTACCTATCGCACACCAACAAAAATATATAAGACAAGCTGAGTGGCTGAATATGATTATTCTGGCACTTGATGATAAAAGAGAGTTGAAAAGACGTTTAAATATCCCGATAGAGAAATTTTGGCAGTATTGTATATCCCTTCATCAAAATGACAAACCTATAAACCCCGGATTACCTACTGACCTGCATTTGTTTAGAAGATTGGTAAAGAAATACAGAGATGGTGGGTATAAAGAATTGATAAGCAAGAAATTCGGTAATCAGAATACGAGAAAAGTATCAGCCAAAATAAAGGATTTGATTATTGGTTTGGGGATAATAGCCTATAAACCAACGCCTGCTGAAATTACAAGATTGTTTGCCAAATGGTGTACGGGAAGCATACAAATAATTGATGAACAAACAGGCGAGGTATTTACAGCCAAAGACATATTTCCGGACGGGAAAATACAAGCATTAGGAGAAAGTACCATAAAATACTACCTGAATATGCCCGGTACTATACAAGCAATACAAGCAGGGCAAATGAGCAAGCTGCAACACAAATCACTTTATCATCCAGCAGTAAAACGATTGTCAGCAATGTATGCTTTCAGCAAAATTACAATGGATGACCGCGATCTAAGGTTTAAGGATCATTCAGGAGAACGTGTAGTAAAAAGTTATCAGATAATGGATGTAGCCAGCGAGGCAATCATCGGCAAATCTTTCTCACGTGATAAAAACGTAGCATTATTGAGGGCAGCACTACTTGACATGATGCAACTTATCATTTGCAATGATTGGGGTATGCCCGCTGAAATAGAAATGGAACGGCACTTAACCCAAAACCTGCAGGGTAAATATGTGGAAAATGCTGATGGTAATGATGAATGGGTAAATGATATATTGACGCAAGGAATTGTATTTGCAAATGTGCGTGTTTGCTTAGGTGGTAATGCAAGAGAAAAAAGAGCGGAACATATATTCAGGCAGAAAATATACAGCGTTGACAATAAACGTCCCGGGTTTTTGGGCAGGTTTTATGCGAAGCAAGTAACTAACAGACTAAACCAAGACCAAAAGGAAGTACGCTATTCTTATGAACAGATAGTACAGAACGAGCTGGATGATATTGACACATGGAATAACCAATTGCATCCAAAACAAAATTTATATCCCGGACTAACAAGATGGGAAGTACTGGAACAATGCCAAAACCCCAACCTTACTGTTTATCCAGTACAAAGCCTAATGCCATATATAGGTTATAAGGTTGAAAGTAGTTTGAATCATGGCTATATACAGGCAATGTATAACAGCTACAGGTTTCATGACATAAAGATGTTTGATAAGCTGATACATGATAAGATAATAGCCTATTACATACCGAGTGAGAATGGCATTGAAAAGGTATTTGTCTATCAGGCACCTTATGGTGCAGCACCTACTGCAAGTAACTTGAAATTTATCGGTGAAGCTAAAAAGGTTGAACCATTCCAAGAAGCTATTGCTGAACAAACTGAAAGGGACATGAAGCTTGCTGCAGAACAATGGGCTTATCAAAAGGCATACGATACCTATATCAAGAATAAAAGAGCATCATTCATAAACGTGGGCGTAATTAATGATGATGTTGTAAAACAATACAGGGAAAAGCCAAAGGTTATGGAAGTTGTCAGGGAAAAGCCAAATGACAATGAAGAAAAGGAATGGTTTATCCCTGTTGAAAACATGACTGCAAGAGAAATGGCAATGAGGGATATTTAATTAATAATCGTTAACTATTTAAAATATAACACAATGAAAATTAGAGATTTTTTAATGTCTTGTTTGGACTCAAAGGGTTCACCAATACAAAGTATTTGCGCTGAAAACTTGGAACGCATGAATAGCGATGATTTTGAGGACTTATTTATGGAATTGGGTGAGGCTATGCAATATAAAGAACGGGCAGAAATGGAAAATGAAGAACGCAGAAAACGCGAGCAAGAAAAGGCGTTAATTAATGCCCTGAGAGATGATGAAGAACCTGAAGATGTAGGTATTTGTATTTCTTAGTTACATAAAAAAAGCCCCGGTGAGACGGGGCTAATCTAACAGTTATTACTAACCATCAAAACCGAAACGAAAGTATGAAATTATCAAAGGAACACAAATTATTAATTGCAGATGCAATTAAAGTTGATTTGAAAAGGCGCAATTCCAACCAAGCGCAACACAGTAGGTTGTTGAATATAAACCAAGCTGCCTACAGCCGTGTAATAAGCGGGGATGTAGAAAAGGTACTAAGTGAACTGGAATGGATAAGAATAGGCAAGAAATTGCATATTGACCTAAATGAGATGCCTTGGCGTACTGCCAATACTGAGGTATTCGACTTTGTAACACAGCAGCTTGAGGCAGTACAGGAAGGAAGCCTGAGCGCGCTTAATTGTGATATGGTAGGCATAGGCAAAACACATGCTGCCGAATACTATGCAGCTACCCACGCTAACGTTATTTATATAAAATGCAGGGAAAGCATTACAAGGGCGCATCTGATACGCCTTATGGCACAGGAATTAGGCTTAGAAAGCAGGGATACGATAGAATCTGTAAGGGAAAAAATATATCTCGAACTATTGAAGATTGACAATCCACTTATCATACTTGATGATGCAGGGTATATGAATGATAAATGCTGGATGGAAGTAAAATCGCTCAATGATGATGTGCTATATGCGTGTGGGTTCTACGTGATCGGGGATACCAGCCTGAGAAAGAAAATAGAAAAATACCTTTTCAATGATAAGATAGGTTGGAACGCCTTGTTTGACAGGTTCAACCAAAAATACCAAAGCTATACCGAAAAATATGACAATGAAACTGAGGTATGCGCAATGAAAAGGGCGCAATTGGAACAAATATTGCATGTAAACCTACCCGGGTATGATAAGGCTCTTGCCAATAAGCTAATCAATAATTGCAAATTGAGCATAAGGGTACTGCGTAAGGAAATCAATAAAATACAGATGCAATTAAAAAAACCTATTCTAAACGCTGCCTAAAACATATTTATGAAAAACGGAAAAATCAGCCATATAGAAATGATGAAGGCACAGTATAATAACAACCGCCTTGCTGTGCTTTGGTTTACAGGGCTTACAGATGCCCAATATAAGCAGTTTCAGTTTGATACGGGTTTGGCATGGCTAATTGCTTATACAGCAGACAATGAGGATATTTTAAGGTGGATATTGTCTCAGCCATTGATATGGCGGTGGTGGGTAAATGAATGGAATAGAAGGGATGATGTGTTTGTGGACTTGCTATTTACCGTACAAAATGATGAATGCGCAGAATATTACAAATGCCTCCATTATGAGCTGGTAGGTGAATATACGCCTATGTGGGGATTGATTGAGCGGGACTACGCGAAGGCTATTGGGGAATTGAATAAGAATTTAAAAATATCAATATGAAAAACCACATTTCAAACTATCGGAAAAGAAGGAATAAGATACCATTTTTTATTTTAAGGTATCCTCAATTCGATGAAAAAACAAGAAGAGATTGTATGGACATGATGGAATCTATACTAAGAGGTGGGATTGGAGCTGATGGTCAATTGGTAATTACTATACCTGACAATATTGAAGTGGTATTCCCAAGGGAAAACAAGAAGAAATTAAGGATTATTAATAGTAAATGATTAATTATTATGGAAATACTTGATGTTTTGAAAGATACTGAGATCAGAATTAAGAAGGAGTTTGGAATAGATGTAAAGGTAATAATGACTCCTGTGTCCACTTCCATGAAAATGACTCCGAAAACAATGTGCTATGTAATAGGGTTAGCACTTGGGCTAACTGATGAACAAATGGTTTATAAATACAGGATACAGGAGTTAGTCATATACAGGCAATTATGCGCCTATTTTATCCGGCAATATTATAGCTATATGAGTTTAACGGCTATTGGGAAATTGATTGGAAAAGACCATACCACAGTTATGCACTCAATTGGGCGTGTAAAACAATTTCTTGATGCTAAGGATGCCAAAATGCTGAATGCTTACAAATTGGCTATAAATGCCATTGCTGCCCGTGAAGGGGAAGAAGAATATTACTAATCACCAATTAAGAATTATGCAAAATAAAAGAGAGGTACGAATTAAAGTGAGTAAACAACGAGTTGAGGCATTGTTCAGCCTGTATGGTTGGCTGATAGGTATATGGGAAAACGAATCTGAACATGAATTTCTATTGTTTTCCCATGTAACTGTAATGTATGATAAACTGCAAAGAATATTACTCTTAAATGACCACCAGCGCAAATCTTTCACTTTGGTTATGAATGAAGCTGAGGCAATGGCTTTCTGCCTTATATGGAAAGATAGGAGCCTTAGTCATGACGTTTTTGGAAAGGTGATCATATTGGATATGATGGGCAAAATTGATAAGACAAGACACCAAATTAATTGACGTTTAAAGGGGGTTTAAAATGGAGAATTTAGATACAAATAGCATTCTACTTTTCATTAGATGGACTATAAAAAAGGGCTTTACAAATGCTGAATATATTGGATACAACCAATTGCAGGTTGATGATTATTGGACTGACGGCAAATTTATAAGCGGAGTTCCATTTATGGTGGGATATACTTCAGAAGAAATAGTTGAGCGGTTTATGTTTGATTTATTTGGAGAAATAGAATAATGAGTTTTATAACTATACAATATACACAAAATGGCAAAAACAACCAAGAGAAAATCGCAAAGTATGAGCGCAGGTATTACTGCACTACAGTATGAAGAATCGCTGGCAAAATATGCAGCAAACCATATCCAACTAAAGGAATTGGGCGTGGAAATGGAAAAAGAAATTCAGATCATCCGTGATGAATTTGATAGTGATATTAACATCCTTACTAAGGAACAGGAGTTGCTTATGGCCCTAATAAAAGGTTATTGCACCCAAAACAGGGATAGCATTTTAGGAGATAAGAAGAGTTTTGATACACTATTTGGAAAACTTGGTTTCAGAATGGGTACTCCATCTGTAAAATGCCTCAAGGGTTTCAAGCTGGAGGATGTGATTGAAAAATTAAAGGAAATGCTGCCCGAGTATGTCAGAACAATTGAGGAAGCTGATAAAGCTAAATTAATAGCTGATAGGGAAAAGGAAGAAGTAGCATCTAAATTTAGTATAGTAGGGATACAGATAACCCAAGAAGAAAAGTTCTTTATTGACTTGAAAGAAGAGGTTGTTACAGCATGACACGAAAAGAGCGCAAACATGACTTATTTATTACATTTTATGGGCATTTACGTGCTAAAAGAGCCAATCAGAATGGACTCAAGTTAATGAAAATGAAAAAGGTTTTCATCGAAGCATTATTAATATTTAAATTTTAAACTAACAAAAACAATGGAAAAATTTATTTCAGATTATGAACAAGCATGTGCCAAATTAGGAAGAAGCACTGCAATGCCTGATGTATCATCATGGCCGGAAGAAAAGCATAAATCATTAATAGCCCAGCATGTGTTGGAAACAATTATTGAGGCTAACAATGAGAAATGGAAAGCAAATATTGCCGATACCAACCAATTGAAATGGTATCCTATTCATAGGGTTATAGAAGACAAAGAAAGTCCTTTGGGTTTCCGGCTTTCGTTCGTCGCTTCCCGCTGCGATGACGGCAGCTCGTTTCTCGGTGCCCGCCTTGCCTGCTGCAGTGAGGAATTAGCGGATTTTACAGGTAGGGAACATGAAGAACTTTATAGGGATTTAAGGGCATAATCCAATTTATCACAATTTAAATAGTATAAAACAAATGAAAAAACCACTTACAACCGTTGAAGAGATATACGGTTCTCTTGGGATGGATGCTGAAAAGAATATACCTGATGTGGCAAATTGCCCTGAAGAGGATAAAGATGCAATAATAGCTTTTGCAAAAAGGCTGGTAGTAACCCGTCATCTGAATAATGGAAAGAAAGTTGATTGGACTGATCCAAACCAACGGAAATATTTTCCATGGGATGATGTTGTAGAAGATAAAGAAAGTCCTTTGGGTTTCCGGCTTTCGTTCTACGTTTCCTACTACGCTTACGCCTTCTCGTCTCTCGGTGCCCGCCTTCATCTTTTATCATCAGATATGGTCAAGTTTGAACATGAGCATTTCAGGCATTTAAAAGAGGCTATGTTATTTGAGCCAAAATCTAAATAAGAATTTGGGTGGTGCATTGCTATGCTGAGTCCTTTAGGTTTCCGGCTTTCGTTCAACGATTCCAACTACGATAACGACAACTCGAATCTCAGTGCCCATCTATGTAACAATATTCGCAATGCAGACCTTGGCTCTTGCCAAAAAACAACAAATGAAACCGGAGCAGTGGTAGCCCATCGGCGAAGCTGATCCGAAATACAAAGGCAAAATGAAACGAATTAATAACCTATATAAAAAGATTTGCGAATTTGAAAATTTGCAGCTTGCAGATGCCAAAGCCCGAAAGGGGAAAGCTTTGCAACCGGGTATAATTGCCCATGATAAAAGCAGGGGTTGCAATATTATGCAGTTAAGGGAAATGCTTATCACTCACAATTATAAAACATCCCCTTATACCATTTTTAAAATTTATGAGCCTAAAGAAAGAGAAATATACCGATTGCCTTACTATCCTGACAGGATAACGCATCATGCAGTAATGAATATACTTGAGCCTGTGTTTGTTTCAATGTTTACAGCGGATAGTTATAGCTGCATTAAAGGGAAAGGCATACATGGGGCATCTAATGCGGTAAAAAGGGCATTAAATGATAGGGTTAATACAAAGTATTGTTTAAAACTGGACATAAAGAAATTTTACCCCAGTATTGACCATGATATACTTAAGGGATTATTGCGCAGAAAATTTAAGGATAATGAATTATTGGGGTTGTTATATGAGATAATAGAGAGTGCTCCCGGGTTACCTATTGGAAATTATCTGAGTCAGTATCTCGCTAATTTTTATCTCACTGGATTTGATCACTGGATCAAGGAGGTGAAAGAGGTAAAGTATTAT